GACGGGCAGACGTTCGCTAATCGGTGGGATTTTATGCCAGGCACGCCGGTCAAAGTGTCCGAGGGCGGCGTAATTCTCGTAACTGGCATCATCGACAAGATGACGCCAAGCTACTCGGCGGATGCGCACTCGATCGCCATAAGCGGCAGGTCGAACAGCAAGGACACTATTGACAGCTCGGTCGAGCACGACACGGGCGAGTTTAGAGACAAAACAATTCTCGACATTGCCAACGCGCTTGACAAACAGGGGGTGGGTTTCTCGTCAAACCTGTCCACTTCCGACATGCCAAAGATTCCATACTTTCGCATCAACCCCCACGAGACGGTGTTTGAGGCGATTGATCGCATCGCGCGCAAGCAGCAACTCTTGCTTATCGGCCAAGCGGACGGCGGCATCCTGATCGACAAGGGCGGCTCGACATCTGTCAATGCGCCGTTGATCGAAGGCCAGAACATAGAATGTGCATCGGCGTGTTTCGATGAAAGCAAGAAGCATTCGAAATACACCTGCAAGGGCCAGAAGACTAAAGGCTCCAGTAAGGCTGATCTGCAAATGATGGCCGATGCGAAGGACAGCTCTATCAAGCGCAACAGACCAAAGACATTTTCGCACGAGAGCGAAGTGGATCAAAGCGACCTGCAAAAGCGCGCGGACAACCACCGGGATCGGCAGTTCGGCGAGTCCATATCGGCCTGCATTAAAGTGCGGGATTGGCGCGACGCCAACGGGCTCGCCTACAAGGAAAACTCGCTAATACCCGTCTACTCACCAATGCTTAAAATTCAAATGGCGATGATAATTGCCGGCGTGCATTGCACGAAGGGCGAGCATGGATCATTCACCGAGCTAACCCTCAAGCACCCCAAGGCGCTCGGAAGTAAAGCCAACGCCGGCTCCGGCGCGGACGCAGCATGGAGCCCCGGATTCTAATGGACGAGTTCTATGGAAATCGCAACGCGCTGCATCGTTTCTTGGTGTCGAAGGCCGACGATAGTGGCGAGGAAAACTACCTAGACTTGACGGGCCTGGCAGGGCACTCGCCGACTAAAGTGCTGCACATTCAGCCGCACGGTTTCTCGTCGGTCCCCATGAGCGACGCGCATCTTATTGGCCTTCGCATGGGCCTGCATGATGACATGCTAGTCGCGCTCGGCGGCGAGAAAGGATCGCTGAAGCCTACCAGCCTCGGCGCGGGAAACACCGCGATCTACAATGCTGACGGCTCGATCATGAAGCTGATCGGCAAGAACGGCGCCATCAACGCCGATGGGGACTTCGCCGTAACCGTGAAGTCTTTCACCATTAAGTGCGGCGGCGTGACGTTATCCATAACCAACAGCGGCGTCGCCATAACAGGGGGCACGGTGACAAACGACGGCCACGCCATAGACAAGACGCACCAGCATTTAGCGTCGGGCGGCACCGGCATCGGCGGCCCTCCGCAATAGGATTCATCATGATCCAGGTAGATATTCGCGTTCGTGAGACCGAGGCGACGGACCCGCAACCGCAAATGTTGTGGGATACGCAATTCAATCTGGCCACCCAAACGTGGGATTGGATGCTTGCCGGCTATTCGGACTCAACCAATCGAGGGGGGTTGCTGGCGCAGCAGCCCCTCAATACCGCAATCCTAATTCAACTCGGAACGCACCGCCGAGCTGAGAGCTACGACGCTATCCCTAACGGCTCCGATCCAAAGGGTTGGTGGGGCGACACGATTGACCTACAGGCCAATGAGACGCGCATTGGCTCACGCCTGTGGCTTCTCTATCGCTCGCCGTTGAACGCCGATACCGCGAGGCGCGCGGAGAGCTACGCCACCGAGGCGCTACAACCGCTCATAGACCAAGGCGCGGTTGTGACATTCACCACCACAGCGCGTGTAGACAAGGCCACCTCGGCGCTGGTCCTCGATATCGCCGGCTACTCGCAGGACGGTCAGAAAATATACAACCAGCAATTCGCGAGGGTGTGGACCGCGCAGTTCGCCGTGTTGAATCCGTCGCCGGTGCTCTCCGGCGCTATGCCGCTTTAGTAAGGACTGCACATGGCCCTCGTATTGCCCACGCTACAAAGTCTCGTGCAGCAAGCGCGCAACTCATTTCGGGCGGAAGCGCCTGGCACCGATGCGTGGTTGTGGCCCTCTAACATCTACGTCGTCGCCAAGGTGCTAGGAGGGCTTCTGTCGCTCCTATTCATGCGCATCGGGTGGATTAACAAACAACGCTTCGTGTCGACCTGCACCGATATGTCGGTGCTACTGTTGCACGCCGCGCAGTATGGCCTTAGTCGGAAGCCCGCTAGCTACGCGCAGGGGTTTGTCGATGTTCCCGCCGTCTATCCGTTCACGGTCCCCGCGGGCACCGTGTTCAAGCGCGACGATGGGCTGCACTATGTAACGTCGACTGACGCTTCACTCGCGCAGTTCTCGCCTACGGGAACAATTGTTGTAGGCGTCGTTTGCCAAACGGTCGGAAAGATCGGCAACACGTTGGCGCTAACCCCGCTGACAACCTCGCTAACGGCAACGGACGGCAGCCCGCTTAGTCCAGTTGTAGACCCTGCCGGCATCGGTCAAGGCGCCGATATCGAGACGTTTCAGCAGTTGCAAACACGTGTGCTGAATCGGCTACGCAACCCACCGATGGGTGGCTCGCAATACGACTACGAGACCTGGGCAACTTCCCTACCCGGCGTCACCCGCGCATTTGCTACCGGCAATGCTTATGGGGCCGGAACGGTTGGCGTCCTCGCATTCATGGACGGCACCTACGCCAACGGCATTCCTCAACCAAACGATATTGCCGCGGTGCAGAGCTATCTGGACGCCATGAAGCCCGCAACCGCTAACGTGTTTGTGGCGGCGGGGGTGTGCTCACTTATCGACATTGTTGTCGGGCGCATAGTCCCCGACAGCGCGGCTAACCGCCTCGCCGTGGTTGGCGAGCTGCAAGCGGTGTTCGCCAACATGACGAAGCCAAGCACCGTAAATTCTCAATTCGTGTTGCGCAAATCGTGGTTGGAGCAAGCGGTGAGCAACGCCACTGGAATCCAATACGACGAGGGCCTTGTCTCTCCGTCCGTAGATATGACGTTCGCAGTCGGGGAAATACCCTGCATCGGCAACATCACATTCACCACGTAAGGGAGTCACGCCTTGGCTACATTAGACTGCGACACGTCGCAGGACGCCACGTGGTGCCCGACGACGGCGCAAGAGGTCCTACCATCAATAATTGGTTTGCTACCGCAAGGCCCAATGTGGGAAGGCGTGGCGGTCGCAGGCACTAACATGAATAAGTTTTGGCTTGCGGTGGCGACACCGCTGGCCTGGACATACGCTTGGCTGTGCGACTTCATGAAAGAGTTCTTCTGCGCCACGGCGGCGCAGACCCTCGACCAGTGGATGTTAGACTACGGATTGCCAGACGATTGCGATGGCGACGGGTTAAGCCTGTGCAATAAGGTCGGCATGAGGGGTGGCCAGGACTGCGCGACGTTCGTGCAAATCGCGCGGGACGCCGGGTGGGTCATAGACTGCGAGAATATGCAGCCGATGTATAACCCTTATGCTGGCGCGCTTCAGGCAGGATGCACCGGACTCGGTCCCGCCGCTACACACACGCAGACTCCAGACGGCAAGACTGTGTGGGATTACGGCGCGTGTTTTTACTGGCGGGTAACGGTCTACCTCGGAGCCAGCTTGGTGCTTCAAGGGAAGCCCCCCGCGCCAGCCAACGTCCCTCCACAGAATGACGCAGGCAGCTTCCTTGTCGGCGCGACGCAACTGTGCGGACCCAATCTGTCCGCCAGCACCGTGCTGTGCCTTCTCGACAAAGTTAAACCCGCGCACACCATCCTAGTTACCCACGTAGCCCCCTAAGAGGATTCTCTATGTCCACATCCTTTGGCCCGCAAGGACTCAACTACTCAACCACCCGACCGCCCACCGACACCAATGCGTCTGGCGGCGTCGACACTTGGGCGGCGAACTGCTCCGCGATAGGCGCCACGGACGGAACATATCTCGATGCGTCTTTCTTCAACGAGATTATAGCGAATTTACGTTACACGGTTCGCACGGCGGGCGTCCCCCTAAACGATGCGGACACCATGCTTTACGACGCCATCGTGGCGATAGTCACCAAAGCCATCGGCATCGGCGGCAGTGGCGTGTCCACCGGCAGCATCCTCATAACCCCCGCGGCGCTTGTGTCTCCGGCTATGGGCGTGGCTTTCTCGCAAGCGTTCGCCGCGAGTGGCGGCACCGGACCTTATACTTGGTCCGTGGCGTCAGGGGCTCTTCCTGGCGGTCTTACGCTCGCTTCATCCACGGGCATTCTTTCCGGCATCCCTACCGCTGTGCAGACTTATAACTTCACGCTTATGGCGACGGACTCTTTGAGTGCGACGGGCACGGAAGTGCTGACGGGCTCGGTTACGGGTGTTGCGCTGTCGATAGATCACGACGACTTCCCGCCTTGCGTGCAAACTCAGCCGGTCTACAAAGCGTGCCGCAATACTGGTGGCGTCGGGCCGTGGACGTGGGCGGTATCCCACGGCAGTTTGCCCGCGGGACTTTCGTTGAACGCATCGACGGGTGTTATCTCGGGCACCTGCTCGGGCTCTGGCGATTACGACCACACCATAACCTGCACGGATAACGTCGGCAGCACCGCGTCTTTCCGGCGCAAGGGAACGGTCGTTCCGCACACCGCGCTCGCCATCGACACCACCACCCTGCCGACTATGACTCACGGGACCACATTCTCGGAGAGCATTGTTGTTTCGGGCGGCACCGCCCCCTACCATTGGGCTATTACCTCCGGCGCGCTGCCGGCGAGTCTCTCGCTCAATCCGGGCACCGGCCTAATCGACTATCTGGTGACTGCGGCTGGCGCATACTCGTTCACTGTCACCGTGACGGACTCCGCGGGCTCCCCCGCTACCGTCTCGCAGGCATACTCCGGCACCGTGCTCTAACGGACAACACCGCCGCCGCGCACGCCCCGCGCGGCGGTCAGCTTATTTACAGACCCCAATGAGGTTAGCATGTCCACGTCATTCGGCCCACAAGGCCCTAACTACGCGCTGGCCAGACCGGCAACTAACGCGCAAGTATCTCGTGGCGTGGACACTTGGTTTGTGAATTGCAGAACCCCAACCTCCGGGGACGGCACTCATGCGGACGCATCATTCCTAAACGTAATTATTGGCAACCTTCGGTATGCGGTCGGGACTTCGGGCGTGCCGCTCGATGATTCCGACAATATGCTCTACGATGCCATCTTAGCGACGGTTACAAACGCTATCGCCGACCTTTCAGGCGGCGCCCACATAACCATATCCCCCCCTGCCTTGACGGCCACGGTAGTTGGTGTGGCGTTCTCGCAGACGCTAACAGCCAGTGGCGGCGTCGCGCCTTACACGTTCGCGGTGACGGCGGGCGCTTTACCATCGGGGCTTTCGCTCAATTCGTCTACCGGCGTTATCTCGGGCACGCCTACCGTCGCGGGGGGTTATGGATTCACAATAACGGCGACGGATTATTTGACCCGCACAGGCTCGCAAGTGGTGTCGGGTTCGGTGGCCTCTGGCATCCTTGCCATATCCACCACCTCAATGCCTTCTATGACGCAAGGCAGCGCTATCAGCACCCCAATAGTTGCGACGGGCGGCGCGACCCCTTACACGTTCGCGGTGACGGCGGGCGCTTTACCATCGGGGCTTTCGCTCAATTCGTCTACCGGCGTTATCTCGGGCACGCCCGGCGCGTCTGGAGCTTACAGTTTCAAAATTACGGTAACGGACTTCGCAAGCAGCTCGGCTTCAGACACATACACCGGCACCATCGCCACGGGGGCGCCACCTGTCACGTTGACAATATCGCCCACATTCTTGACGGCTACGGCTTTAGGCACGCCGTTCTCAGAGACCATCACTGTTGGTGGCGGCACGGGACCTTACACTTGGTCGGTATTCCTCGGCGCTCTTCCAGGCGGTCTATCCTTAAACGCCTCGACCGGCGTTATATCCGGCACGCCCTCCGCGCCGGGGGCCTACAGCTTCACCCTACAGGTCCGGGACTCGGCGAGCAACACGGGCACGCAAGGATTCTCCGGTTCGGTGTCTGGCACCGCGTTGGCGATAACCACGGCTACGTTACCGGGCATGATAGACGGCTCTGCATACTCACAGACGGTGACTGCTACGGGTGGCGTATCGCCATACACGTTCTCTGTGTCCTCCGGCGCGTTGCCCTACCCCGTCACGTTGGCTCCTTCGACTGGCGTTATCAGCGGCACTCCTGGTCCTTCGGGGGCCTACGGATTCACTATCACCGTAACCGACAATATAGGTGGCACGGCGTCGCAAGCCTACTCCGGCACGGGCGCCGCATTGTCGATAAGCACGACAAGCATGGGTTTGATAACGCACGGCACGCCGTTCACCAAAACAATCGTAGCGGTCGGCGGCGTCGGGTCGCCATACACGTTCTCTTTATACGCCGGCACCCTACCCGCGGGGCTTTCATTAGCACCTTCGACGGGCGTTATCAGTGGCACCCCCAGCGCGGTGGGCCACTATTCATTCGACATCGAAGTGATGGACCCCGCGGGGGACACCGCGTTCATGTATTATAGCGGTTCCATCGTCTAACCCGTGCGACCCGCTCGCGGCTAAGATGTAGTGACATGCGCACAACATACCGGAGATAGCATGACAGCAAAGACCAGCCCCGAAGGCGTTCGCCGTATCGACCAACGCGAAGGGGAGAAACTGAAAGCCTATCGGGACAGTCGGGGCTTCTGGACGATCGGCGTCGGCCATCTGACAAACGCATTCTTTCGCGTGTTTCCGGGACTAACGATCTCCAAGGAAAAGTCCCTGGAGCTACTCGCGCACGATCTCGGAGCCGTCGAGGCGACGATCAACGCCGTCGTCCGGCGACCGATCACACAGTATCAGTTCGATGCACTCGCGTCGTTCGGCTTCAATATTGGCGTGGGGGGTTTGGCGCACTCAAGCGTGGTGCGCCTAATCAATGAAGGTCGCATGGCCGACGCCGCCAACGCTTTCATGGATTGGGTAAAGCCCGAAGAAATTAGGAGCCGCCGCGACAGCGAGCGCCGCCAGTTTCTCGGCGCCTAATCGCATCTCAAAGAACACCGCACGGATGGGGCTACGGGACCGAGGCGGTTCCGTGCGGGAGAGTGGGCTGCTCTAGCCGCCTCGGTCCACCTCAAAGGAACAGCCAAATGAACATTCTCAAAGCCATCACGTTTGTCCTCGATTCTGGCGTCGTCAAGTGGACTCTCGCCCGCATAGAAGAGCCGTCCACCTGGGCCGGTGTCACCCAAGGCGGTATCGTCGCCACCATCCTTGCATATTTCGGCGTGCCTGCTGGCCCTCTGCACGCCGCGCTCGTGCTCGGCGCGGCGTTCGGCGCGTTTATGCAGGTCGTTCTGCCGGAGAAGAAGTGATGTCGGAGCCTGCAACCATATCCGTCACCAGCAAATTCAACCTGCCACCCCTTGCGACGGTATTGCATCTGCCTAAGACGCTTGGTGGCGTGTCGGCCACCGCGATGACAGGCGTGTTGTTCAAGGGCTCGAACGATATCGCCAAGCTGATCGTGGACCTGCGCGACCACGAGTGGCGCGACGCCGCCGAGCTTACCGTCGAGGACGGGCTCTACATAGCGGGGGTTGCCGGCGTGCCGGGGGCCGCGCTCGCCGCGACTATCGTGCCCTATATATTCGACAGCATCAACATCGCCGTGGACAGCCGCGGCAGGCCCACCGCCGCGCGGTTCATCACCGAGCTGCTCCACGCGCAGACTAACCTCGACCAGATCGCGGTTGACCTTTGTCGCCACGATTGGTCCGACGCCGCGAATTTGACTCTCGACGATGTGCTCGATGCCGCCGAGACCTTCGGCGCGGGTCCGGCCGCCGTGCTGGCGAAGGCGACCATCAATCTCGGCTTCGCTATCGCCAAGAGCGGCGGCGTTCCGGTCGCCTTCAACGCGCTGTTCTCGAGCTTCGACCAGTTCACGCAGGATGCCAAGGCTCTGCCCGGCGTTGTCGTTGGCGAACTGCACGGCGAATATTCCAAGAGCCCCGATGGCCGCTACGAGTTCAACCCCCTCAAGGGTTGGCTCCTAGTCAAGTAAGCCCTCTCACGAAAAGGTCACGCTATGAAGAAACCTGGTCTTCTCCTACTTGCCGCATGCCTATCGCTTGGCGCCTGCGCTCTCAACCCCAATGGCTCGATCGATTGGAAAGGCTCACTCTCCGGCGTGAGCGCCAACATCAACCACGCCAACCTCGTGATGGCGAAATACGCGCCGCTAGTCGGCAAGGACTTGTTGGCGATCGGCAGCATCATCGTGCAGGCCGAATGCTCACCGATCCTGAACCCCGCCACAAACGCCACCGAGCAAGCGCTCAAGATTCTCGCGCCGAACAACGCAGCGGCCGCAAGCGCCGCGAGTGCTCTGGAAACCAATGCCGCCGTCGCCGCGACGTTGTGCCCGCTTTATCAATCGATTGTGACTGCCGTTGGCAACGTGCCGACCTCGGCGCCCTCCGGCGCCCCGATCCAAACCATACCTGTGTCGTAACGTGCGTCTGTAAAAGATTCGTCGCATTACAGCCTAACATGCCCTATATACCGCCCGGTCGCGCTTAGGCGTGGCCGGGCCTTTTTTCGTTTTTGTAGGGTGATTCGCACAAAGTCATCGGATTCTATTGACAACTTATATAAGTCCAACTACCCTGTCGTGCGCTAGGTTACACCGAAAGAGGTTATTCAATGTTGTTTGGGGGGTGTATTATGAGACAGCGTAAAGACGGTGAGACGCCGACAAGCAAACGTGCGCGCATATACCACAATGAAGAGGGTTCCGTGGCTGATATACCTGAGCTTGTTTTTGCCAGAAACCTTAACCGTTTGATGCTTGAGCGTGGCTGGCGACAGCGCGATGTCGTTGGTGCGGCGCAGGTGCACATGCCTCATGGCCAGAAGTTCGGTCGGCACCTAATAAGCTCGTGGATAACCGGCCGGCACCTACCAAGTCCGATCATGCTCCACGCCGTTGCCAAGGCGTTTGGCGTAAGCATCGACGAATTGGTGCCGACCACCAGCACCAGCAAGATAGTAGGCCAGCCCGAGAAGCTGGTGTCCTGCAATATAACGGGGGCCGACACCGCGCGGGTTAAGATTGACATGGAGCTGCCCGTCGACACCGCGCTGGCGGTGCTGAAGTTGATCCGAGAGTCCGAGAAGCACTAAGCGTGTTCGAATGAACACGCTGCGAACTTTCGCATGAAACATAAGTCCTTGAAATTTATGGTGCTGCGAGGGGGGATTGAACCCACGACCTCTCCCTTACCAAGGGTCGGCGCATGACAACTTCTGAATAAAACATAGCTACTAAATCAATACGTTAGCAACTTACGGCACCCGACAAAATCAAATTCATGTTCCGACAAATGACGTTTCGAACAGCTTTCCGTGGTCATTTGAACACGCGAACCCTCCCTTAGAACGTCAACGCCTGAGAAGCGCCGCGCAGATATTCGGGGCTATACCTCGCATAGACGCGCGCCGTCAGGCGGCTGTCGCTGTGGCCGAGCATCTGCGCGATCTCGTCCATGCTGACGCCGGCCTCGGCCATCCAGACGGCGGCTGTGTGGCGCAGGATGTGTGGCGACACGTCGTCGAGCTTGGCGGCCTTGCAGGCTTCCCTGAACGCCTTCTTGACCGAGGCCACCTTGGCGCCTCGCCATGAGATGACCGGCGCGTCGGAAGGCCCCAAGCCATGCGCCTGGAGCGCGCTGGCGGCGAGATCGTTGAGCGGGGCTACCACCCTGCCTTTCATCGGTCGGCCCCGCTCGGTGGACCGGAAGTCGATGCGGCGCCGCTCCAAATCGATCGCGCCCCAGGTCAGGTCGAGCAGGGCTTGCGTCCGCGCGCCGGTCGTGATCGCCAGGACCGTGAACAGCCGCAGATGGGCCGAGCCGCAGGCGTCGAGCAGCGTGCGGGCCTCAGCGCGGGTGAGGTAGCGTTCTCGGGGGAGCGGCGCGCGGGGGCGCACGATCGGCGGCGCCTTGGGTATCGCGCCGTGCTTGACGGCGTAGGAGAAGGTGGCGGCCAGCCTGTTAAGCTCGGTGCGGATCGCGCCGTCCTTACGACCCTGCGCGCGGCGCGCGGCGGTATAGGCGACGCACCGCTCGGGTGTGACCTCG